ATTACAGGCGCCAAGCTCGTCAACGTGAAGGGCTCAACCTGCAGCGGGTGCTATGCATTAAAAGGCAGATATAGATTTCAAAATGTAAAAGACGCGATGCAACGCCGCCTGGACAAGCTCCACGATCCACGGTGGATCGATGCAATGGTCACGTTAGTATGGGGCCAGCCCTGGTTCAGGTGGCATGACTCCGGAGACATCCAGAGCCCTGAGCATCTCAAAAATATATTTGAAGTGTGCAAGCGTACACCGGGGACCAGCCACTGGCTCCCGACCCGTGAATCACGGTTCCTGAGACTGATGGACCCGGACGTAGTTCCAAAGAATTTAAAAATAGTTTTATCCGATCATATGAATGACCAACAGGTCGCTCCTACCTGGTGGCCCTACACGTCAGGCGTGTCCACGGACCATGAAGCCGTGACATGCCCGGCGTCTAAACAGGGCAACAAGTGCCTAGATTGCAGGAAGTGTTGGGACCGTAGAACGAAACGTGTTATATACGGTAAACACTAATGGAATTCAAACACCCCAAATATTACGCGGCCCTCCGGGCCGAGCTCCGGAAGCTACAAGCTCACCCAATGTGGGAGAAAGAGCTCCAAGCTCCAAGCCTCAAGCGCCAAGCTTCTGGAGCTTCAAGCAGCAAGCCTCAAGCCCAGAGTGACAAGCTTCAAGCTTCAAGCCGCAAGCGTCAAGCTCCATGATTCGTGAACCACGGAACATTTGAATAAGTTTCGAGGACCTCGGACCACGGGCCTCGGCTATGATGAATGTGTTGTTCGGATGCGTCTTATGCCATGCAATTTGGTGTGCAGAAAATTTGAGTTTATTACCTCGGGTAACTTTTAACTCAACAGTGAAAAATGTGCCAAAACTATTATACCCCAATAGATCAGGAGTCCCCAAAGAGCTAAGGTTTTCAAGCCTAGTCCAAACAATCCCTGATGATTTCTTACGAAGTTTTTGATATAATTTTGCCTCTGGACCCATGTCTTTATCGAGGTAACGACCTCGTGCATTAGTAGTCTTGTTTAAGCTTGTCTGGAAGAATTATTGAAGAAGGTTTTGCAGTTTTTAAAACTAATCTGTGAGCTGTATGACCCTTATGTCCAATGATTGGAATAGCATTTTCATGCACTTCCATTCTTCTCACATCATATAATGTGCCATTCACTTCAGCGAAGATAACCGCATTCTTTACTGCATCTGATCCTCCTGTAAAGGAAGTAAGAAACTGTTGCATGTCTTGTACTCTCATTATAATTTTCGATTATTTAGATCTTGAATTTGTTTTGCCAGCTTCTTATTATCTTCTTCAACTTCTGTCAATCTTGTTTGTAATTTTCCATTATATCTTTGATGATTCTCATTAATTTCTAATGCACTAGCTAATGACTTATCTAATTGTTTAACACGCGCTTGTAGTTCTCTCATCTCTGGAGAATTCATGCCTATACCTTTAACAATGGTAGTCTCTCCTTCAGCTTCTTGTGCTCTCTTTTTCATATCAATTAGTTTAGTAGATAGTTCTACTATAATTCTTTTGTTACCATCCAACTGATTCTTGTCTCTTATCCACTGATGTTCTTTTTGTTTCCACTCCCAAATTTCTTTCTGATGTTGTTCAATTAATAATATCATATCATCTGTCTCTTTTATTTTATCTATTATTTCATTCATTTTCTTATAATATGCTTTCTCAATGCTCTAACCAATCTTTCAATATTATCTATAATATCAATTAGAGTTTGACTTTTAATAAAATGCTCTTCACGCTTTATAAGATCGTATTCTGTAAGAGGTATAGTGACAGTACGTTTAGATGTAGATTGTTCATCTTCATAAGTAGCTTGTTCTGCTATGTCTTTACTCTCTTCTAGATCATCTTTCATATTGACTTTATAGGATAGTTACCTTAAATTGTCAAGCATGGGAGTCCATAAAAGATTAACAGAAATGCAAAAGAGATTCGCCGAGTTTATAGTATTCGGTGGACCTGATGGACCTGTCTCCCAGATGGAAGCAGCAAAGCTTGCTGGCTATAGTCACAACAGAGCAAGACAAGAAGGATCAGAGCTTATGAATCCAAGACTGTCACCATTGGTAGCAAAATTTGTAGGTGAACTTAAAGAAGAAAGACTTAAGAAGTTTGAAGTTAATTACGAAACCCATATAGCAGAACTAGATAGAATTAAACAAATGGCTTTGAAGAAGGGATCTTTTTCTTCCGCAGTAAACGCTGAAACCAATCGCGGCAAAGCAGCAGGACTGTACATAGACCGCAAAATAATAAAGCATGGAAAGCTAGAAGAGCTAACAGAGGAACAACTAGAAGCCAAAATGAAACAAATTCTAACCGACTACGAACCTCTATTAAATGCGAAGACTGTTGAAGGAGAGGCAATTGAGGCACCTAAAGTTTCTGAATCCTCTTCACACAAGCCAAAGGAATCATTGTCCGATCCCCAAAAGTCAAAGAGCCATCCTCATCCCGATCGTAAGAAGCAAAAAGCTTAACAGCATGTTTATCTTTAGTATATAACCAACCCTCATTAACAGGAAAGGCAAGTTTCATTCTGTTAAAACCTTTTTCATCCGCCCAACCAGAATCACTTAAGATATCAATCCACTCCACCCTGACCTTTGAATAAGGGATAACGTCGCTGACGTTTTGGCTCAAGTTTGATTTTCGTTTTGTTTTTCGTGGCATAGTAATATTTTGAATTGTGCTTTTCATTGAACCTATCCCAAAACTGTTTCTCTGTCATCCTCTTAATCTCATCTCTTGCCTCATTTAGGACATATTTCATGGTTGCGATCCCTTAGATAGTAAATTACTTTTTTCTCTACTCGCGCTGAAAAATTCTAAAAGGTGTCGAAGGGGTAAAATAGCCATGTTATTCCCCTAGAACCTTTGGTATACGCTGTTTCTAGTTTAGACACCCAAGGTGTCTAACAGGTGTCGAAGGGGTGTCGAAGTGTCGAGATTTTGTGGCCGAAATGTGGCAGAATTGTGCCCAATTGCCTTATTTGTATACTTTGGTCGCAGTTTGGAGTAAAAATTGCGACACCTGCGACACCCCTGCGACACCCTAAGTGTCGAGATTTCCATCACTTTCAAACTCCTTTAATAGGTCAGTCGTATTGACCTTAGCTCGCTCTTTCTCATCAAAGATGAGTTCATTGTAATGGTCGAGTCGTTTAAGGAACTTATGTTTCCAGGTCCGTAAGCCCTGGTCCGTGATCCGGAACTCTTGGTAATACAGATCCGGCGTACAGATCATAATGACGCCCTGTCGTATAGTACTCCCGTAATACGCATCGTGGGCCATGGCATACGCAGCAATTTGTAAGAAATAGTCATCTACCCACTCTTCCTTCTTAGGTCGATTAGCCTGTTTAAAGTCTACAATAGTTTCCAGACCATTATGAGTACATACGAGATCAGTACTCCCAGCATACAACCCAGGATAGTGTAGCATAACTTCTGAACCATAGTATTCTTCAACAGGGAGCAAACCTTCTTCAATAATTTTTTCGGCCATGGGCTTCGCCTCGCATCCGATTGGCGTAAGATCATCGTACCCAACTCCTTGGATATGAGACTCCAGGAATTTGTGCATACTAGTCCCTCGCTTTGAAGATAAATTCTTAATTGATTCTGCTTTTTCATGTCCAACCTTATTTTTCCAGGCCGTTAAATAACTCTGATTCTTCGTCTTTGCAAGTATTGTTGTGACACTGGGTAGTCGCATACCCTGGAAGTCATAAAACCGGGTTCCTGTTTCGTGATCCGTGAGCTGTTTTCCTTGTATATAGCTGTATTTATTATTTTTTTTCATGCATCTTTCTTTCTATAATATTCTCTACTAAGTCTCCATACTTCTTATTCAAACTGGTCTGTGTCACACTTTTTATAATGTCTTGTTTAAGTTTAGGAAGTTCTTTTGCTTTAAAAATTTTATTAAAATTTTTTCTATAAAGATCGGTCGCCACTCTGGAACGCCCATCCCATTTAGATTTTTTCTGGGTCATACCAAGTATATTTTAAAGTGAGTTCTTCTCCTTCATCAATGTCTTCGATGACCACTAAATTCCACTTATCATAATAAGGTTTAATTCTAATTTGATTTTTTATGCAATTAGGGGTTTCAGAATGATTTATAAATCCTCCCAAAGGAGTTCTAATCAGTTCGCCTTCAATTCTGTAATGAGAGAGTCCAAGTTCTGTTCCCGCAACCAATCGTCGGTTGGTGAATAATCCCTGGCCCGAGATCCGTGAGTCGGCAACCGTGAGTCCTGATGGAAGAGGTTGATAAGTTTTTAATTTATCTAGATCGTGGTATTCTTTTATATCTTCATCATTCATCATGCCGCTTTCCTTTTATATGTTTTTTTGTCATGACAAGGTTTACAAAGTAATCTTAAAGTAGATTCTTTTAAATGAAACTCACACCATTCATTTTCTAATTTATCATTAATAAAATACCATATATCTTGAGAAATTCCTTTGGATACATTCTTAATTAAATATTCTTCACCATATTTTTTTATAAAAACTTTAGCTATTTCTACAAAGTTCGGAGTATGATCCACTTGTAAACCTAAACCATATTCTTCTTCACCACACTCTTGACATTCATCTCTTACTGAATCTCTAAACTCTTTTATTTGATATTTAACTGCTTTTCTCATTGCTTGTTTAACTCTGTGCAGAGGATTATTATTATGGACCCCTGTTCCAAAACAAGTAAAAATCCATGGAGCGGCTACAGGTACAGTGGGGCCTTCATGAGAGCAATCTACCGTTTTAATACACCAACCTTTTTCTTGACATGTCTTACATTCTTTAGAATTATGTTTGGGAGGAGCATCTTTTTGTTTTACCCAAAGACAAATGCCTCCTTCACTATCGGGAGCAAAAAACCAGTTTTCAATTCCAAGTCCAATTTTTCTTTTATAATACTCCGGGTCTTCACATAAAAAATAATCTTTAAATAATTGATCCATCCAACTTTTTTTAACCGCAGTTTCTTCAGTTAACATATGACTTGGTCCTAATTGAAAAGTTCTTACCATTTCGTCTCGACAT